TCTACACTAACAGTTTAAAGAAAGTATGCAGCATGAATATTTATAACACCCTCTACCACAAGATTGTGGAATCTCGTAAGAATCTCAAGGAATACAAGAGAAAGATGAGTGAATCCCGGCGGGGCAAGAAACGCGGGCCCTATAAGAAGAAACTGCAATGAAGACGTACAAAGGAAAATACCGCCCAAAGAATACTAAGAAGTATCGTGGTGATCCCATGAAGATCGTGTATCGTTCTCTCTGGGAACGACAGGCATTCCGGTGGCTGGATGGGAACCCAGATATTCTTGAATGGAATAGTGAAGAGATCGTGGTCCCCTATAGGTGTAAGACAGATGGCAAGGTGCACCGATATTTCACGGACTTGTGGATTCGATTCCAGGATGACCAGCAGTATCTCATTGAAATCAAGCCCAAGAAACAGACGGAACCACCCAAACAACCAAAGAGACAGTCCAAGAGATATATCACTGAGGTCATGGCATATGCAAAGAATACGTCTAAGTGGGATGCAGCAAATGATTACTGCGAGAAGCGTGGATGGATATTCCAGATCTGGACCGAGGAGACACTCAAGAAATTGGGGATCAAGATACTGAAGTGATCGTATAAATAATAGAAGAAATAATGCCATCTTATCTGGAAAATCTAAAACAAGAAGCAGCCCAGACGGGTCTTGTTCCACGGAGTAAGAAATCTATCCTGTGGTTTCGCAAGAGACTGCAGAATCTAAAACGTATTAACCGAAAAGAGTTGATTGGTGATGATTTACTGGAAAAACGAAGCAAGGTGATTCTGGGTAAGATGTTCATGTTCAAATATGATGCCAAGCATAAAGAGACACTACCCTATTTTGATCGTTTCCCCTTGATCTTCATGGTCGGACCAGCGCCCAAAGGTTTCCATGGGATCAATTTGCACTATTTGCCACCCACACTCCGGGCACTATTCTTTGATAAACTCATGGCAGTCAAGAATAATGATAAGTTCAATGCCACCACGAAACTTAAAATTTCATATGATATCTTGAATGGTGTGAAAAAATATCGACAGTTCAAACCATGCTTTAAGCGGTATCTTACATCTCATATGAGATCACAGCCAATTTTTGTTCCTGCCAGTGAGTGGGAAGCAGTGTTATTCTTGCCAAGTGACTCCTTCGTCGGTGCCGGGAGAGAGTTCGTCTGGAAAGAATCACGGAAAATAATCAAAGGATAATACAATGGGACTTCTCAATCAACTCAAAAACATAGTCAATCCGAATACAATCGATGATTTCAAGGCGACGATCGGGAAACATGCCGGTCTCGCGAAGACGAATAGATTTGCCGTAATCATCACACCCCCGCAACAGACACTCCTGAATCTTGATATACAAGAAATCGCGAGATCTGCCCTCACGGGTTCGTTCTCCCTGGGTTCTCTGATCAATGATCCGCGTGATATGGCACTTCTATGTGAATCAACCTCCTTGCCAGGAAGACAAATCACGACGACAGATTATGCAGCAAATCAGGATTGGTGGACCTCAAAGATTCCCTATGGATATCTGACAGATGAGGTCTCAATGATATTCACCCTGACGACTGATTATTACATGCGCAAGATCTTTGATCGGTGGCAGTCGTCAATTGTAAGCCAGAAAAGTTTTCTGATTAACTACGAAAAAGATTATTACTCGGATGTGATTATTCAACAACTCGATGAACAGAATCTTCCCACATATGGTGTTAAACTTCGTAATGCATTTCCAGTCACAGTTCAATCAGTGCCCCTGGATAATAATGCCACTGATCAGTATCAGAAACTCTCCGTGACCTGGGCGTATGAAGATTTCGAAGAGCAAGGATCACTTAAGACCATGATAAATGGTATCGGAAATCAAGTTAAAGGTTTAACCCGTCTCATATAGAATAATCAGAATAAAATATTATGCCACTACCCGTATTAGAAACCCCCACATATGAATTGACTGTCCCATCTACGAAACAGAAAATCAAGTTTCGTCCTTTCTTGGTCAAGGAAGAAAAGATCTTGATGATTGCCCAGGAGACTGATGATCAGAAAGAGATGCTTTCAGCAATGAAAAACATCATCGAAGCATGTACATTCGGTGAATTGAATGGCGGCAATCTTGCGATCTATGACCTGGAATTCATCTTCCTGAAACTCCGTGCAAAGAGTGTTGGTGAAAATGTCGCGTTATCACTTAAGTGTGAGAAATGTGAGCATGTAAATTCCGTGGATATCAATATTGATAACCTTAAGGTTAAATATCCCAAGAAAAAGCAGGATAACAATATCAAATTGACTGATACAGTCGGTATTATCCTGAAACATCCATGCGTGAATGATCTTGATAAACTCAGTGGTACTGATAGTACAATCGACGAGATGATGGCCATGATTGCAATGAGTATCGATTCAGTATATGATTCAAATCAGTCACACCATCACAGTGATATCACACCCAAAGAACTAAATGTATTCATTGATTCATTGAATCGCAACCAACTGGAATTGATTACTGGATACTTTGAATCAACACCAAAGGTCCGAGAGACGATTAAGTTTGAATGCCCTGAATGTAGTACTAAGAACGAGAAGATCGTCGAGGGTGCTCAATCTTTTTTTTAATTTCCCTTTCCCATGACACGTTGAAGAATTACTATAATACCCAGTTCTTTCTACTACAGAATTATAAATATAGTTTGACAGAGCTTGATGGTATGATACCATGGGAAAGGGAAATTTATCTATCTCTGTTGGAAAATCACCTACGAGAAGAAGAAATCCGACAAAAACAGGAACAATGATATGGCCTTAGACGGTACAATAGATACGCTACGAGAACAGAATCAAACACTGGGGAATATCTTCACCCAGGGTGGCCGTAGTGAAAAAATACAAGAGAAACAATCTGATCAGATTAGTAATCTGATTGGCGTGTTAACGGGAAATGACCTTAAGAAGAAAGAGGAAAAAAAGGAACAAGCAGGTATCTTCGAGCGAATCCGTAAGGCCATTGAAGGACTCAGTTTTAAAGTGGTCGGCGGCGCCAAAGGCGGTTCGAGTTTCCTGAAGGAAATGCTTGGTAAACTACTCCCGTTTATCGTCGCAGGTCTGGTTGCACTGCCGGCTCTTCTCAGTAAAGGTCTTACGAACATTGTAAATAGCGAATTCGTGGTAAAAATGCGGACGGCATTTTCCAAAATAGTTGGAGGCCTGAAAAAGAAATTCCCCAAGATCTTCAAGTCATTTGATCGTATTATCAACTTCTTTAAGAGAATCAAAAATTCCAAGATGCTGAAGGGATTGTTCAGTACCGTGGGTAAAGTGTTTGGTTTCTTGAAGAAATGGGTCCTGGACCCACTAAAGAAAGCATTCGGTAGTCTTAAAAAGGTCAAGGGCCCAATCGCGCGTATCAAAGGATTCTTACTGAAGAAGGGTCCACTCCAGAGTTTCTTGAGTGGATTCAAATCCGTATTCGGACTACTCCTCAAACCGCTTGTATGGATCACTTCAATAATCGCGGGGGTGAGGGGGTTCATCAAGGGATTTAAGGAAGGTGGATTCCTCGAAGGGCTTAAACAGGGATTGATTGCTGTGATTGACAATATATTTGGCTGGCTGATTGAATTGCCTGCTTGGGCAATCGGATGGGTCCTCAAAAAACTTGGTTTCAAGGAACTTGGAGCGAAATTCAGTAACTTTAGCTTCTCTGAAATGTTAGAAGGTATTACTGATTGGTTTACCATCACACTACCCAATTGGATCGTCGAGAAGATTGATGCGATCAAAACCTGGTGGAAAGAATGGACATCGAAAAGCCCATTCGGAGCTTTCCTTGGTAAAGTCGTCGATATCGTCACTTGGCCCTATAGAAAGATTGCAGGTTTCTTCCTGGGTGCATATGATTATGTAGTGGGACTTTTCGGTGAGGATGGTACACCGAAAGATGGTGAGAAGAAAGAAGGCATGTTTGATAAAGTTCTGGCGATCATCGCTTGGCCCTATAAAAAGATTGCAGGTTTCTTTACAGGTGCCTATGATTATGTAGTGGGATTGTTTGGAGGTGACGGTGAAGAAGTAGAGGGTGTGCCGAAGAAAGAGGGCATGTTTGATAAAATCCTTGAGATCATGGCTTTGCCTGTTGAAAAGATCAAGGGTTTCTTTACAGGTGCCTATGATTATGTCGTGGGACTTTTCGGTGGCGGTAAGGATGCGGATGCAGATGGTAAAGGCATTGTGCCAAGTATCAGTGATATGTTTGGTGGTGTGGCAGATATATTCACATTTGTATCAGAAAAGATTGGCGAATTTTTCACCAAGGCAAAAGATTGGATTTTGGATAATCTCCCATCACTGAGTGATCTAATAGATGCAATTCCGGTAGTGGGCAAAATTGTGAAGTGGTGGAAGGGAGACAAGGGGGAAGATAAAGAAGAAAAAAATACGGGTGCCGCCACATCGTCATCCGAAATGGAAGAGGGAAAGATCCAGGCGCGACAACGTAAATTGAGGAACGCAGAGATCACACGAAGAAGGGGTCTGGGTCAGAAGGAAGATCAGATCGTTTCCCGGGTGGGAAAAGAATCCGACTGGAGAGAAAAGGCTATTAAGTCTATAGAGCGAGAAAAAACCCCTAAGGTTATAGAGCTTGAGAAGGGTGGAGAATGTTGCGAAGCAATACTGAAAACCCTCTCAGACAAAAGAAAAACCGCCACTGATGTATCTTCAGTGATAACCGGCGGTTCAACGGTCGTGAATCAGTCGACTGGAGGTTCAACATCCAACACCACGGTGGTCAATAATAATGCAGGTAATAACGATTCACTTAGAGCATTAGATAGGGCGTTCAGTCCATCAATGAACAGACAGCTGAGTGCAATATAAAGTTTCTGATACTAAAAAAAACCCTGTCCCGATTTCTGGGACAGGGTTTGTGGTATTCCTGATATTAACTCTGTGCCAATTTGGCGAAGTAACTCAGAGTTTCAGCATCATCTTCCTTCTGTGTATCGAATGGCGGTTCCGTGGAACTCGCTGATTCGGGTGCTGGAGTGGATTTATCAACCGGGGCATCCGTGGTCTCACCCTGATATGAATCAGCGAGGACTTCATCTCCCAGGACCTCATGCAGTTTCTTGGAGAGTTCAGCATAGGTCTTGAAGGCACTGGGATCAGTGAACTCCTTCAATGCGTAAGCCGTATTATACACCTCTTCAAGTTTCGCCTCATCACCACCATGGAGTTCAGACACGGATTCGAACTCAGACTTGTCGTAGTTACGGTAACCCTCGAAGTTACGAATCTTGAGTTTGAAGTTTGCACCGGTCCAGAAGTCGAATGGATTCATTGGCTTCTCATCTTGGAACTCCGGCTGCATCACATCCATCACTTTGTCCATGATCTTCTTACCGTATTTGTATAGGAAGACCTTGCCTTCATTTTCTGGATTAGATGGATCACTGATCACCTTGATGTTAGAGACATGATGAAGTCGACGTTTGCGAGCACGAGCAGTCTCCTTGTCTTCCTCGCGACCAGAGTTCCAGAGCTTGGAATTGAGTTCACTGAGGGGATCATTCTGCCCGATTGTAGTCAGGCTCTTCTCGATATACCATCGACCAGTAGATCCCTTGAAGCCATGGTCCCAATACCGAACCCAGGGGAGATCTTCACCTTCTGCTGCCGGGAGGAATCGAATCACAGCGTAGCCGTTGCCCGCCTTATCGACCTGTGGAGCCCAAAAACGATCATCACCGTAGTTGACTTTTGTGTTTTCAGTACCTGCGGCCGTGATGAGTTTATCAATTGCTGCAGCGCGACTTTGTTTTAGTTTATCGAATGACATATGTATTTTTGTATTTGGTTGTGTGTATCTGTTGTATGTTTGTATTGCGGTCTGTATCCCAGTGGAGGTTAATATTATAACATAAATGGCGGTTCATGTAAACACTTTTATTAGGTTTGTTTTCGCCTTTCTTATGTCTATCCAACTCCTCAGGAATGGTTTGTAGTTTTCAACCAGATCAAAGGTCGATTTGAGCATTCCCAGGGGATCACTCATGATCTTCCGTAGATCTGGTATGAAAGTAACAAGATTATCTATCACCGTCATAGTCTCAAGGGAAGCCGACATGATTGGTGGCGCTTCATTCTGAGTACAGGATGGTGAGTGGAATAGTAAGTCGAATCGATTCACCTCATCGGAATCACCCAATGAGGATTCTAGTGCCCTTAGGTCTTGGAGGAATCGATATGAGAACGTCTCGAGGATCGTCCTCAGGCGTTCGTAGTGGTCCATTGACATATCCCCTACCCAGAGCTTGGGAGATCCATACACGGCGTTTGCAACACAGTATTTGATCAATTCGTCCTCCTTTGGGGTGTTCCGAGCCAGCTTCTCAAAGAAATACCGATCCCGTCGACCCTCATACGATGCCGGTCGAGATGCAGGTGAGGAGAAGTTGTATTTCTGTGCATCATATTTCCCTGAAAAGTGTAGCCGGATTGCCGTATGAATCTGAAATGCCCGGTAGCCATTCACAATAATTCGTCTGGCACGTCACGGATTGGGAATGTAACACTCTCACCATTTGCCTTGAGGACTTTCATGGACTTATACCGTTCTCGATTCGAGAGGTTCCGATTGAATGCAGGTGGAAGATCACATGGTGCCTTTTCGGTAATCTGTGTCTTGACGGTATGATCACCATCAAACACACCGGGAATCCAATCCTGAAGTGCCCTTGAGCGGTGGAAATCATTCAGTCGTTTATCTAATCGCTGTATGGTATTTTTCATCTTCTATTCCGGGATGGGTGTCTCGGTTGGATTCTTTCCCCATTCATCGATCTCCTTGATACATTCTTGAATCGATTCAGGACTCAATGTAATGTGTCTTGCGATATAAAACCGCGAGCAGATTGATTTGAGTTTCGCGTATTCTTCTTCTTTAGTTATGTTTTCCATATTGTTCAGTCTTTTTTGCTGTCGTCGAAGTAGTCGAGTCGATCTGAGTCAGTGTTCATGTGGGGCATGAGAGATCCTCCAGGTTTTCGAGTTCTTGTTCAGCCTCACTTGCATTGATCAATCGATGCAGATCCTCGGAGTCCCGCCGAAGTGCAGCGATCTTTTTGATGAGTTCATCCTGCATTAGTCGACCCGTGCGGTCACCCGCAGCCACCCGGATACGGTATATCAGATCGTACAGTGCGTATTCTTCTTTGCTTATGTCTTTCATTTCAAATTCTTTTTTGGCAATTTATCGTGGCAGCAACTTGGTTTTATAGAGAACCAGCCACTCGTTATAGCTGATCGCGGTGTGGTGTGCATTCGTCCATGCAGGGTGCAGGTGTTCCACCCGATAGGTTTCTTGACTGCGACCCGCTAAGTGGAAGGAGATTATTATGACCGTCAGGATGAAGCCGATCAGGATCGCGGCGAGAATGGCGGGGGGTATGGGTTCTGGTTGGTTCATTTCAAATTCTTTTTTGGTAATTCATACCGGACATTAAATTCTTCGTGATACTTCTGGATACCATCCAGTGTGTTCAGGCAGTCTTGGCAAGTTAAAATCATTTCATCTGACCAGGTCATCTCTTCAGTGGAACTAGGGACATCGCAGTAGTCACATTCTTCGATCTTTAACTGACCTTCTGGCATATAGCGAGTGTCTCCACGGTGTAACTATTCAACATGTTTTGGTCCGTCACCAAAGTGAGTTGACCATCCATTTCATTGGCAGCATAGATCACCCGGCCTTCATTCCACGCAATGTCAATTGCCGCACGAGTGGGTGCAGGTCGAAGTCCGTGGAATCTTTTGGGTGTCTTGATCATGTATTAATACTATCAGGTTTTTCCGGTTTTGTCAAGAGGTTTCCTTGAATTAATACCTTGCACACGGTGGAATTTCCCCGGCTTTACTTTCTTCCTTTAACTCTTTCAGCGCGGAATCAATCTCATCGACGGTCTCCCGTATATCCGAGGTTTGGTAGCCTCTCTGTTTTGATATTATGATTAATTCCGAACAGTGTGCTCGGGCGGTTTTCAAAACCCGTATGATCCGCTTTGAGTTCATACAACTTGGAAATATCCATTATCCGCCAAGTAATCAGCGATAGCATCCCAGTCCACATGTGGTCGTCCAAGGGGAGGATAGATCAAAGGAGCACCAAGTGCGGCGTCATCGATATAGAGGTTCGCATATACTTTCGAGCTATCTGTCCAGTCTCCCTGAGTCGGATTCTCATTCACCCCAACAAGTGGGATTCCTTTCCACCTCATCCATTCGACGGCATCCGATAATTCCTTACCAGATCGCATCGTCCAGAGAATCAGATCACATGTCTTAGCCAGCCGTTTCAGGACCGGGACCGCGCCAACACCCATCCCGACATTCGGATATTCATGTGTCACACAGGTTCCGTCAAAATCAATTGCAATAGTTTTTCTCATGTTATTTTACTGTTTGTTTCTTTAATATGGTTTAATAGTGGCTGCCTTATTAAACACTTGGTGTCTTTTCTTTAATACTGGATGTGTTATTAAACACTCGGTGTCTTTTCTTTATTACTGAACCATCCGCGAAGATACACATGATGGCATTAGCGTAGGCAACGATAGCTGCTCCAATGAAGATCCCGGGCATCTCTGCCTCACGGTCTAATGTAAAGCAGATTGCGGTTACACCTAGTGACAAACAGATTCCCAGATTGATTCGGCGGATTGATTCGTAGGTCATAATTGTTTGTTCAGTTTTCGGTTGGGTTTGTCTTCAAGGTATATCATTCGGAATCCGCCAAGAGCCAGCGTCTAACCTGTCCGCGTGTCGGAGCGTTTGGGAGGTCTTCGTCGAAATGTCGCCATTCGTCGGGCGCGGACTCTCGTTGATTTCCTCGGGTCCATAGGACTGGGTAATGCCCGTCCCGCCACTCTCCGAGAGATCGAACCTCCGTCTGGGCGCATGACATTACCCCCATCGCTCCGATGGAGAGTATCCATTCGTATGTTGCGGGCTCGCTCGCATCTCGAATTACACCTGTGTCATTCATACGACACCTCCGATCTCCTTC